TGAGTTAACAGCTAATACTATTTTATCGTAACTCATACGTATAGAGTTCTCAAAGTCAGATGAACGGCTTTTAATAGCCTGTAATACATCTGCTTTGGTGATCTTACTTTCAGCTATCTCAAATACTAATGCTTCTGTTTGGCCTACGTAATTCTTTCCTACTAACGCCCAATCTAAAGGAGTTACAAACATCCTTACATCTTTCTGCCATGCTAATATGCTATTCCATTTCAATTCATGGTCTAACGCATAGTATACTTTGCCTTGTTGATGTTTTACTGTACGGTTAAAGCAGTTATCGAAATGTACATCATGATGCGAATCTGCGTAACGGGTAGTTGAGATAACCGGATAGATATAACCCTCTTTAACCTCAAAGTTAGCCTTTACTGTAGATGATACTTTAGCCATATCAACATTCAAGAAGCTGATCTGATTCTTATCGCACGACTTATATACCTGAGCTTTCTTTAACGAAATAAGTTTATCTTCATTAGCCTTTAATGCTTTGAACATATCTTCTTTAGTCCCAAACTCGTTGCCAGGAAACTCAATGCATTTAAATGTCATTTGCAGATTGGTTTTTTATTCACATACTTCAGCTTCTCATTAACGGACTCAGTAATCTTAGGATCTTTAATTTTATCCTTCAACTGCTTTAGCTTTTCGTTTGATTTCTCATCCATAGTAAAGCAAATATAAATAAAGTATTCATTGTAATGCAAATGTTACACAACTTTATTTATAAGGTAGGTATCTTGCGATATGAAAAAGAAAGTAACAATCAAGCTAGAAATAGACCGAAATATTAGTAATGATAAAATAGAAGAAATGATTAGGGGCATGTTAAGCAAACCTACAGTCAGATGGATTTACGGTGAAATAGATCCTGAGATAATCAAAATAAGTATTTCTGAAGCTAAAAGTTAGACTATTTTACCATTCACGATTCTTCCACGTTTTTGATATTGGGCATAGCGATTTGCCGACATCAAACTTTGTGTACACCTACACATTATTTTATTCTTCATTAAAAACTCAACATCCCCTGGTCTTTGACCTAAGTCACCATCTAAATTATACAAATCATCAATAGGAATGATGGTATTATTAGTCTGCAAGTGCGTTGGTCTTTCTCTAGCATCTGCACGGCCTAACCATACCTTATAACCTCCGCCGCCCTGTTCATCGATCCATGATCTTGCACCAATCTCTTTGCCTAGATTCGACACCGCAGTTGCCTCTGTTCTGGTTATGACTAATGATCTTCCATCAAAATACTGTGTTGTAAACTTCTTAAATAACCTAGTTCTACCTGCCCCATCTACCATTAAAGAATAATCCTCACTAAGCGCACGTCTAAGTAAATCCGTTGTAGTGTTATTAAGGTCGTTCTGTATTCTCCTAGTATAATTAAGCGCATAATCCCTAAGCGTTGTACTCCAAACATCAATCAGAAACTCTATTGCACTAGCTTTAGTCGCTCCCCCTTCAATACTGCGCTGGTAGTAATACTCTTTCCGTGCCATACTCATCCCGATCTGCTGGAATATGGTTAAATACATATCACGCCATACATTCTGATCTATAAGCATAGCAACAGGGACATTATATACATCGTTACCCTCAACCCACGCTATAACAGGCGCAATTGACTTCTTAAGCGCCTTACGCACTATCGGTAATATTTGTTTCTCCGCATTCTTATGAAACTTAGCGAATTCTATACGCTCTTGTCGTAAAAGTTGTATTACTGCGGATGGTCTGGCTTTTGTTGGCATGACCAAATATAAATAAAAAATAAATGAAATAATATTTGGTAATACATTTATTAGTTGTATATTTGAATAAGCAAAAAGGAAAACACTATGAAAAACTTAAAAGAATCAGTAATAGCAAAATTAATCAAAAACGGTAATAACACTAATGAAGTAATAAAAATGGTAGAATTACATTTTGAATATGCTTCAAGCACATACAAAACAGTTAAATCAATAGCAGAATGCATAAAAGCAATATATTAATATATAAAAACAAACTAACCGGAGATATTCTTCGGTTAGTCAAACTTAGAGAAAGTAATGTAAATACTTTTCTTGAAATCAACATTAATAATGAGCCTATAAATATCAAAAGGGCTTGGTCTACTCATAAAGAAAATCAAAAATTTATAATAAAAGGTTTTGATAATTTAGAATTAATATGAAAATAGAAATAGCAATATGCAAAACATGTGGCGCAACAATAGCAGCTACAACAGAAAGTTCTGTTAACGATTTGAGTTGGTTAACATCTAAAGTTAAATATTTAAAAACAGGTAATGTTGAGTATAAATTAATCGAGCATCCTGAAATAATATTTGATAAGGAATTAGGTAAATGTTGTGGTAAAAAAATTAAACAATGAAAAAACCAGTAGGCAGGCCAAAGAAAGAAACCCCTAAGAAACACTTAGGGTTGCGCCTTGATTTAGATGTAATAGCCATAATCCGTTCTAAGCCAAATCAAGTGGGTTACATAGAGGAATTGGTTAGGAAAGATTCGCTTTCAGTATCAGAGTTGTTACATCAAAGATAAGGAATTATGGGTATATTTGGATTGAACTAGAAAATATAACAGTTATGAAAAAACATGAGTTAATTAAATATGCATATGACAATTACTATAAAGGAATTAAATGTAAATGGCTAGAAAGCATTGGTGTTATAAGTTGCTCAGGAGGTTATCATTTTGTTAATGATAATTCAAATAGAATACAAGACTCAAATGGGTATTGTATTTATGATGGTGAGAAATGGGCTGAAATAATATATGAAAAAGAAAAACAAATTATTGTTCCTCATACTGGGGGGAATATATTAGTTAGTAAATCCGCAATACTATTTAATACACCAGAAAAATGCTTTAGTGGTATTTACATGGTAAAAATATGGGAAATTTATAAATCACTTCAATAATGACAAATTTAAAAGAAATTAATTTAGAGGCAGAAGTAAGAGAAATGGCAAATGAATTTTGTGGTTATCAAGATACTAACGCTATCTGTAACATTATAATAGATGGCAGAACAGTTCAAGTATCTATTGTGCTAACAGATGAAGATGAAAGCGACTTTAATGAATATGTCGGTATACCTTTATTTGTCTTGGATTAAATCTTCCGGCAACTCCACCAACAACAAAGTAGCATCCTCCATGCCTTTTAGATAAGCCTCAATTAAATCGGTAGCGTCTAGGGTTACGGTCATTTTAAAATAGATAAAGTATGAATAATAGAGAATTAAGAGTAGGAAACTATGTAAGCAATTTAATGGGTGAAAATATTATAGCTACATGGGAAAATATTAAATGGTCACAAGATGTAGCACCTATCCCTTTAACGGAAAAATGGTTAAAAACATTTGGTTTTAAGGACAATTCATATAGAGATTATTTCCTTTATCATCCAATAGCTGATTATGCTATCATATCAATAAGTTTTAGATACAACAAAACACAATTAAGCGACATTACTTCTATTTCAGTAGATGACCATGATTTAAATTTAAAGTGTGAATACGTTCATCAGCTTCAAAACTTATATTTTTCCCTTACCGGAGAAGAACTAACTATAACTCCTCCGCACTAGGATCTAACCCATCAAACTCACCACCTAACAAATCCTCCAGCTTCATAAACCCACTAGCAACTAATATCGCTTTACCTTCCTCCCCTTCTAAATCATCCCATCCGAAGATAGAACGTTGCTCGTTAACCCTAAGTAATGGTTGACCATAAACCTCTTTCATTAGCTTCAAGTCTGGTGCAAGTTCTGAAAACTCAGTTAAGTCATGGCAAGCGATTATATCAGGCCACCATCTTTGAATGGTCTGGTTTAACTTCTGATCGAACTTGCGTAGTTCTGGAATAGCGGTGTTAGTAACAAGTGATTTAAACCCGACTATAATACTGTTCTCAGATACCGATGATGCGGCAGGAGATAACGCCCAAGGTACGCCAAGTATGGTGAATATGTTTTTCCAGCTTGCATCCTCGGCCTGTATAAGCTCCATTTCTGCCAGGGTATCACCAAAGTTCTGAACGTTAACAAATCCGTTAGTCCAATATTGTTTCCGATTGTTTTCTACTCCTACAAATGTTCTTTCGTGCTTATCTCTTACTGATTCCATTTGCGGCGCAGTCATTTTCTCTGTTACCTCACCATTAGCGTCTACGTGAACATCAGAACTAAACATAGTTCCTCTGCCTCCATTAACAAATGCAGCCCCTTGAGCAATGTTATTCTGTCTACTTAGATTTATATCTAACGCTCCTATTTCATCCATACCTAGCCCCCTTAGACTAGATATATTTGGATGCCAGTGCTTAAGATGAAGCATATTCTCTTTCTCAATCCTAATTTGAGTGCCGTTCCATGCCGTATAAATGTAATGGGATATGTTATCGTAATTATCTGTAGACTGAATAGGCTCTACTCTTGATCTTGATAGGGAATGTGCATATTGAGGTTTGTTGTTACGGCTTAATGATCCTATTGGTTCAAAATATAAATATCCATCGCCTAAAGTATACTGATGCCAAAAATCCTGCATCATTTCAATGCCCGACTGATATGTATTAGGATTGTCGAACAATCTGTTTAGATCATGGTTTTCTACTTCCTCTAAATTTAAGGCTTTTACAGCCCTTCTGTCTTCATTGCTTATAGATTTACTATAAAACTTTTCTAAAGCCCTCTTAGATGCCTTAGATTTGTTTTTAGAGAACATTATAGGTGCCTCAGTAAGTTTGTTTACTAAGATGTTCGATCCTGCGTAAAATATTTTGTTATAATACGCTTCTGTGCCGGAAACTGAAAGGTTAAACTTTTTACCGAACACTAACGGCAATGATGCGCCTAAATTTGGATAAGCCTTATTGATAGATTCAACTGATTTGCCGAACATAACGCTCAGTCCCTTTTTTATTTGCATAGTGTAAAAGTATGAATAAAGTTACAATAGTGCAATATATGAAATACTAAGGTTTATTCAACATTAATCGTTTATCCAAAGTCTTTCATCCTTGCTCAATCTTATCCTGCTTATATCTTGCTCTAAATATTCTCCTTTAGTTTCTTTGTTATAAGATCTAAAAATACCAGCGTTAGGGTAACAATTAAATACAATTTTACCGTCTCTTAATTCAATATCATATTCTTGCTTATCGTATCCGTATGAATGATCGTAATCACTCCATTTTTCATCATACTTCATATTATGAAATTTTTTTTAAATTCTAATCCTTTAGGCATTGTTCTTTAAATAAATTAACCAATTCTATTTTTAATTCGAACACACATCCCACCCAATACGAATCCCAAAAATCAAATTCAAAACCTTTTTTGTTTGTGCCTTTAATAAAATACATTTGACATCCTTCTGGAGATCTTTCCGTTTTGTATTCAGATATTACCGCTCCGTTTTCTTTTGCTGTTTTATAGAATAGTCTCTTCATACCCCTAATATACGCATCCCTAACTCAACTTTATGCAACAATACCGTTACATTAACTCATTACTGTTCTTTCGGGTTTCTTTGCTTTTATAAGAGGCCATGCTTTGTATCTGATAGGATCTATGTAGTGATTCCAAAGGTCAACAGGCACGCCGGACTTTTTATCGTGCCAAACATAATTATTCAATTCTTTAACTATAGGCACGCTTTCTGGCCCTGGATCAACTATTATTTCATACCCTTGCAAATCCTTAATAGATGCTGTTACGCTTCCTTGCCCTTTAACCGCAGAACTCATATTAAGCCCTTTAGCCTTTAGCTCTGATATAAGCCTAGGTTCTGCGCTATCCCCTACTATTTCACCGTTAAAACCAGCGTAATATAAGTTGGAGGTATATATCTCATCTGTTGACATCCCCGCTTTACCATAGCATCCTTTAACATATACTCTTTTCTTTTTGTTGTCTACAGCTACCTTAACCAGGGTTGTAGGGTCATTAGAAAACCCGTAATCTTGCCCAAATCCGTATGGTAAGGACTCGTCAAACGCACCGATCGACCAGTTATCAAATACAACTCCTTCAGCATTATCTAACCATCCACCTAAAACGATATGCTTGAAATATAAAGCGTTCTTAATTAGTTTAGGAGGCATTTTCTCCCTCTCATCTTTAGGCGTTGCTTCATATGTTGCATAATCATTCCGTTTAATCTCGAAATCCGACCATATGTTATCTGCGATCAATTCACGCTCCATATCAAGGTAAGTGGAATGTATATACAGCACATTACCTTTAATGCCGTTAAAACCTTCCTGTACACCTTCACCCTCAAAAAATTCCTCGTAAATCCAGTGGGTTTTAGTTGTCGGGTTAAGTAGCAATATCGAAAGGTTTCTTACATCCTTTGCCCTTATCGACTTTTTTATTTTATCCCAATTATCATAAGATGGCATTTCCTCTGCTTCCTCAAGTACGAACACAGAGAAGTCTTTAAGAGATTTTAACGATGCTGTTTGATTACCGCTAGAGGTCTTAATACCTTTGAATACAACCTTACTTGCGTTCTTCACACCTACTATCCTATCTTTTGTCACTTCAAAGCTATCGTGTGCATTAAGCATCTCGATCTTTTCGGTAAACTCTGGTATAATAGAATCCTGCGCACTTGTTAGCGTATATCTGGTGTACAATACCCTATGAACAAAGTCTTTAGCAGCAACACAAGACCAAGTACCTACAGCAAATGATTTTTGACTATTACGCCCTCCAGTGATGATTACCGTATCTACAACATACAACGGATCATCTGGCAAACAAGAAAGCCACTTAAAAAGTGGCTCATATTTCTCTGATAAAACTAATTTACTCATTTGAACCTTTGCTAAACGCTATAGGAGTAGGAGACATTGAACCGTCTTTAGATGAGTGGTCTATTTCTTGACGTTCAACATAACCCCGTTTACGGCCTTTAGTCTTTAAGAAGAATATAATAGCTGTATCGGATGGAGGCACATCATATACAACATCTTTTCCAGCAACTTGCACGCCTCTAATCTTTTCCATTAGCTTAGATTCAACAAAATCAATAGCAACATCTTGAATTTCTTCTACTGCTGCTTTAAATACCGCATCTTCATTTAACCAATTATAATAAGTAGACCTAGCCAAACCTATTGATGCACAAGCACTTGACACAATTCCGTTGTGCATTTCCAAGGCTTCTAGTATTTGTTCTTTTATATTGTCCATTATGTCCAAATATACTAATCTTTTATCTTACTAACCTTATCAACCCTAGCAGAAATTATCCTGACTACTGTAGAATGTCCCCGATAGGTATAATCCACATCATCATTAAAAGCTGGTGAGAACTTAACAACCTCTTTAGTAATACCCCAATGATCGATTACCGACTTTTGAGTATCGCCTACTTTGGGGTAGTAACCTTCTGGTACGTCTTTCTTGCAGCCTAATAAGCACAAAGATAGTGCTATAAATAGAATTAATGCTTTCATACTATTGATATAAATTGAAATGAGAAATATTCTTCGCCTTTTTTAACTTTGATCTTTTTTGAATCCAACTCCCATATATTATAGTCATTAAACCAATATTTTTTCTGCAATATATCTAAAATTGGCTTAACCGGATTATCAATATCCGAGCAAATATTTGAAATACCAAACTCAAGTATGATTTTTAATTTCCCTGGAGGTATAGCCATTCTAGGCAACAAAAATAATGCCGATGCTTCGTATGCTTTATATTCAGGTGTTTTGAATCTTTTACCTTGCCAACACTTATTTACGCTAAGTGGTTTAAGGTTTATTTTTGTAACCTGTTTCGGTTTAATTAGGAAGTCTAATTCTTTTTCCATTATGATTTATTAAAAGGGTGCGGTTTCTTCGTCGAAACTATAATTTGGTTGTAATGCGCTTGATATTGGTAATTGCTTTGAGTTATCTACTAACCAGCTTTGATCTGCTTCTATACCATCAGATATAAACCTAGCATTTTCTTCATTGTATTTATACTCGACCATTCCGATTTTACCTAAGTGTTCCCACTTGACTTTTTGAATATGTATCTCAGTCATTCCAGTTACATAATTACGATAAACAGTCATCCCGTTTTGAGTCATGTTAAAGAAGTGAGCAGAACCGGATATGCTGTAAAGGTTTGGTACTACATAATTATCTGATCCTATAACCTTCTGCATTTTGGTAGGATGTGCGACTAAGAATACATGAACCTGACTTGATTTAGCGAAGTTAATTATTTTAAGCAGTTGCTCGGATATAAACTTGTTTTCGTTGTATCCGTTAGGTAATGTATTTTCTATTCTGTTCCAAGGATCTATAATTAAACCTTTGATGCCTTTGCGTAAAACTAAACTTTTTGCTTTTGATAGAATAGAGTCAAGACTAAATCCTTCTGATGGTAAAATTAGGTTATACCTATCTTGCAACCATTCTAAAGTATTCTCTAATTCTAGTCGGTTAATATTATGACTTGAAAATTTCTTACCTACGATACGTTTAATTAGTCTGGTGTAGTAAAACTCTAAAGGGTGACTTTCTGGAGAACATATACCAAATCTCCATCCTGAATTGATTGCTAATCCTAAAGAAACTTGATCTAAATAAATTGATTTGCCATGCGAAGGAACACCTGTTACCATTGTCAACTCTCCTGGCATAAATCCAATATGTTCATCTAATAATCTATCTCCGGTCTTATCTCCAGTAGGTAAACCATTGAAGTAAATATCCATGATTTTATCATGCACATCTGTCACTGTAAACACTCCCTCTAAAGGGAAAGGTTTTGCATCATTTAGTAAGTCTGCCAAGGCTGGTGCACCGTATAAAACTAGGTACTCATTTGCATCTTTGCACTCTTTAAAATCTATCTTATAACACTTCTCAAATCCAAATCTACGAGCCAATTCATCACGCAGATTAATACCTTTCTCATCGTTATCAGTAGAAAGATAAATCCGTTCTTTGTCTTGAAAATATTTCCAGCAGTTATCTACGAACTCTAATTTTTGATTTTGGCTTGCTCCGTTTGGAACTGATACAGCGTTTTTAAGCCCACTTTCATGCCAAGACATACAATCTATCTCTCCTTCGCAAATAATCGCTTGTAGGCTATCTAAAATCGAATCTACGTTATAGAATATGAGTTCTGCATCCTTAAATAATTTAAAATTCTTACTTCCATCCCTAAATTTGATATTTACTAGGTTCCCAGACCTGAAATAATTGAAGTTGATGCAGTTCCGATTTGATTGTGTTTGTGGTAGCCATTCTGAGCTTTGAGTAATTTGAAAATCAATCAAAGTTTGTTGCGATATACCTCGTTTAAAAAACCAGTCCACTGTTTTTTTATCGACCCCTGTACGGTTCTTAAATTCTGGAATTGAATAGACTTTTGCCGACTTTTCAGAGTCGGTTGAGACAAACCCTTTCCACCCGCAATTATGACAATTGTACATTCCTTTTTCAATGTCAACACTCAAGCATGGATCTGATTTTTTCTTCCTGGTATGGCTACATTTTGGGCAAAGGCATTTACCAGATGTTTTGATATTTTTTAGCTCTATGCCAAGGTTTGAAAGTAGAGTGTGGTTTTCCATTAGTATTGAAGTTTAGATTTTAAAGGCAATTGCGGTTGAACGGTTAAATCATCATCGAACCTGTTTTGGTTTAGGTAAGTCAGTGGGTTTGGATGATTGTAAGTAGCAAACGGTTTATGTTTGATGTATTGGTCAATTGTTGAAGCTATTTTATCCCGCTGCTTATCGGAAAGGTTTCTGAATTTAGTTAAGCAATTTGCCTTTGAAACTTTCACCGGATACTTAGACCAAAAAATTTCAAAAAGATCTTTTATATTATCTTCTTTACTCTTCTCTACTCTACTCTTCTCTATATTGGTTATGTTTGGGTTATCTTTCGCTTTCGTTTCGGTTATGCTTTCGGTTAGGTTTCGGTTAGCGAAAATTAACCCATTCGGTTTTTCTTCGGTTTTTACTGTCTTAGGTCTACCCCCCTTTGCGCCATTGATTCTGTTAGTTACAATCTGTACTTCTTTGCTCTCTAATTGTTCGTTTAGAAACGATATAGCCACATTTTCACCGCTAACCTTAATTATTTTTGAGTCAATTAATTGCTTTATTTTAGCCTCAAATCCTCTGAATTTCTTATTCAAGTTTACCAGGGATAAATCGCAATCTTTCGACCAATAATAACCGCAAACATTTATGAAAATTCCTTGCAATTCGTAATCTTCAAGAGTAATATCACCATTGACCCACTCGTTGATGTAAAATTTGAAGTATGGTAATTCCTTAGCCATTGTTGTATTTCTCCTTCCATTCAAATTCAAATCTGGCCTGTCTAGCCTTAGTAATTGCCCTGTGACTTTCACTACAAACGAACTTAGTTTGATCGCTAAAATAGAAGGGATAATATGTATCACCGACTGGCATCATGGTTACATCCATTCCAAATACTCCACCTGATACAGTTCTTAATTTGCCGTAATGTGGCGTTCCTTCAAACAATATAACATCAATCTTATGTATGTTATCGTTTATTATTTCGGATAGCTCACAGCACTTTTTTAGCTCTATACTATTTAACTCAAACGGCTTAACTTCACCATAGCAATTAATGTCAGGGAAGTAAAAGTCTGGCAAATATCTGCCTGATGGCAATACATAATCCTGAAATTCATATTCCCATTTCCATTTGATTGCATCAAAGAAAACAGCCCATCTAGCTTCGAGTCTACTTCTAAAGTATAATCCTTTATACTCTGTGTCAATCGGTATTAGTTCTTTCATCTAATTACGTTTTGTAAAATTTTACCGCCTAAAAATTATTTGATTAGGATTAAAGTAGTGCCTTTAACAGTAATTGTCTTTAGCTCTTTGTCTTTAATCATTTGGTCGATCTTAACTCTGTTAGTTCCAAATCTTTTGTGATACTCAGATTTAGTAAATAACTTCTGAGGGTTTATTAGTATTTCTTTTTCCATTTTGCTAATTTACAAATTGTAATTGATTTATCCAAAAAAAGCCCCAAATTAATGGGGTTGTTTCAGTTCGCATATTTTGTTTATTTCTTCAAGTAATTCAGACCATCTATTATCTGTTAACCAGAAATTAGCAGCGTGCTCTAATAAGTTAGCCAACTTAGGGTATTCTTCAAATGCTTGTTTTTCGTTTTCCATGTTATTTAAAATAATTTAATCTGTGATGTATGTTGTTGAATACGATTAATAGCTGACGTGTAGTAGAAAAAATCCTTTTCGATACCTATATAATTTCTATTGGTATTTATACAAGCAATAGCTGTTGTTCCACTACCCATGCAGTTATCTAAAATTGTTTCTTGTTCATTTGAATAAGTTTTTATTAAGTACTCAAATAAAGCTACTGGTTTTTGTGTTGGGTGAATACGATTAAAGTGTTCCGTAGCAAAATACACGACAGATTTAGCAAGATTCTTATCTTCTTTAAACGTTTTCCCTGATTTTATTTTTGTAGGATTAAGACGTGGTTTAAGCGTATTCATATTTACACTCCTTTCTTTCTCGTCAAAATTTCCTTTCCTAGCCTTCCTTTCTGATAATTGTGGATTGTATGTACATTTTATTTTTGAATTATGAGTAAACCCTCCTTTTGCAAATATTAACACATCTTCATGTATTTTTAAAGGCTGATGATTGCCTAATAAAAAATTAGCACATTTATCTTTTTCCCATATAAAAGAATGTTTGTACCAATCAATATTTGAGCATATCAACTTAGCTGAGAATGGGTTTTGAGCCGTCAAAACAATTGACCCGCTTTCCTTGATTACTCTCTTATAATGACTCCATAAGGAAACTGGATCAATGATATAATCCCAAATAGCCTCAGTAGTTCCATAAGGCAAATCACATAAAATCATATCAATTGAATTATCTGATATTAAACGCATACCTTGATCACCTATGCAATCTGCGTTGTATATTTTATTTAATTCAATCATTCCTAATACCCCTCCCTATCAACGCCATAATCCTGAGCGCCATGTAGACCGATGCATATTCCGATTGTGAATAATATGAAGTAGGCTAGTATGCCGAGTAATATAAGTTCCATTGCTTTAATGTTTAAGTTCCTCACAAAATAACGTTAATTGCACCACAGTTTTTGTATCAATGCTGTTACTATAATCCCAATCTAACCCTTCTTGCCAGTTGTGGAATGCTAGTTCGTTAGCGGTCAACATAAACTATCTGCTTATACATCGGGTTATCTAGCAAGAGGTTGATAATCCATCCATCCTGTCGCTTGATTTTTAGGTAACTATCCATAACCGCCATAATAGTATTCTCGTTGCTATGTCCTTCGCATCTGTATTTATCTCCAGCTTTTAGGGTGTTTAATCCTACTGGCGTTCCTGTGTTTTGGTAAGGTGGGTACATTATGAGTAGTTAAGTTTGCTTTCAATTATTAAGGTAATAGTATTTACAGACCTTTCTAAAGGCTTTAAATATGAATTGATGATATAATATATCGAATTACGTTCTAGGCCTGTAGCGGTCTTAATTTTACCTACACCGAATCCATTACAATGTAACGTTAATACATTAGCTATTTTATCTTTATCTCTAGGTCTACCTTTGACTCTCGATAGGTTTAAAGATTTTCTGTCTGCATAAATAGTTTTATCGCTAACTGAAAGCATTCTTGATAATTCTTTGTCAGTATATGCTAGATAATTGTCTCTAACATATACTAATCTGTCGGCATTTGACATTCTAGGCATACCCTGCATTAATTAGAAGTGAGTAAATATATTCTTTACACATTTCAGATCTTAGTTTAATGGTATTTTGTGCATACTTATCTATATCGAAATAGAACGCTTTAATTCTTTTTTCTTCTGGTATCTCAATAAATGTATTTCGGTCAGCAGTTGAAAAGAAATGATCTTTTAGCACATCAAATTCAAATTGAGTGTAAATCATTCTTTCAGCTATCTTATACTTTTCATTTGGGGATTCTACCCACTTTATAGCCTGTTCAACGGCTTCATAACTTGAATTGATAAGTGTATAGCATAAGCAAAGTTTATCTGCATCCCATAGCGTTGAATAGTTTTGTAACTGCCACCAATATTTTGGATCTGGTATTTCAGTTTCAAACATAGGGAATGTATCTAAAGACCAGGAACATTTATTATCGAATATAACCCGATTATGATTAAGGTCACATTCACCCTCTGCGAAGTCGTTACGTTTGCGTTCAGTGTTCTTATAAACCATTCCCAGCTTAAGTTGTAATGCCATTAAAGTAAATCCATCTTCCTCACCTTCATTGCCTTTATTGACGTACTTATTTTTAAGTTCTTCCCTACGTTTGAATAGATAGGATTTAAGCCATTTTTTACAATGTGTTTTTGCACCTTCTGGTAGCTCAGGATTAGCTTCTCTTATTTTAAGATCAATCATTTCAGCTTTCATGTTAGCTGTTAATGGTCGGCCAATTCCTATAGAACGTTCTTTATATTCCTTTAGCTTAGATGATTGCTTTTCAGATAAACCAATTTCGCCAGCAACAATTTCAATTGTAGCACTACCACGGATTCTAAATTCGTTAGCTATTTCTCTTGCAGATCGTTCCATTTTTCGTTGTAATAAGGTAATAAAACTTCGCTAATATGATCTCTTAATTCGGACAAAGAATCTATTGTCAAACATGAATCAATAAGTTTTTTTAGCCTATTTTCT